CTGGGTGTCGTTGATGCGCGCCTGGATGATCGGGTCCTGGCGGATGTCGCGCTGATACATGACCTTCACGATGCCGAAGCTCGAAGTCAGGGCGCTGCGCACCGATGCCTTGGCGCGGCCCTTCAGGTCGGCTTTCTCCAGGCTGGTGTTGGTCACCTTCTCCAGCGTGGTGCAAAACAGCTTGAGGTTGTCCGCCTTGTAGTTGGGCGTGGCGCTGATTTCCGGGTTGCGCGCGTAAATCTGCGGCAGGATCGCAGTGATCGTGCCGTGGATCAGGTTGGCCCGGTGCTTGTAGAAGTCCTTGGTCTTGGGGTCCGCTTCCCAGTTGAAGCCCGCCACGGTCTTGCGGTTGTGGCGCACGCGCTGGTGGAATTTGTCCCAGTGCTTGCGGGCTCCTTCAATGCGCTGATTCCACTTCTTGGCCAGCTCGTCGGTGGGTGGCGCTTCGCGGTAGCCGGTGGGATTGGCGTTCTGTTCTTGGTTCATGTCTACACTTTCAGGTGATACGTGTCATCGTCATGTTTGTAAGTCGGTTCCTCGGGGTCTTCGGATTTTTGTTCCGCGTCCGGGTTCCGACGGCGGCGCATGATTCCGTAGCGGGTGGCGTCCCAGGCGTGGTCCTCGGCGTCGGTGTCCACGTCCTCGGGGTTGTCGTCCGACGGCGGCAGGCCGGGGATCGTCCTGATCCAGTGCTTGCAGGTGGAAAACACCTTCAGCTTTCCCTCAGCCAGCAGGCGGATCACTTCCTGAGCGCCGTTGACCCGTGAGCCCTTGGCATTCCAGGCCTCTTGCCACTTCACACCGGTCTCGCGGAAGATTTGGCCAATGGAGCGATCCGCGCCGATCTTGCTGAAGATGGCCGGGTCGGCCAGGTTCATGCGGTACTCATAGCCCAGGCGCTCGTCGTGTTCCTCGATGCGCTTGATCTTCCTGGCCACCTTGGCCGCGTCTTCCCGGCTGCCCTCGTTGGCCTTCTCGCCAATGCCGTACAGCTCGCGCCAGATGTAGTGCACACCGTCCGGGTCCATGGCCATCCAGTAAACGGCATACGGCCGGGCATAGCCCCAGTCCATGGACTTCCACACCTTCCAGGTGGCGGGGATGGAAAACGGTTCGACCACATGGCGCTTGGCGTCCCAGACACCTTCCAGGAAGCTGCCCACATGGATGTCCCAGTCGCCTTCCAGCCAGGCCTTGCGTCGGTTGGGGTCCTTCAGGGCCTGCAGCGTGGCCAGGTAGTCCGGGTCATTGGCCAGCAGCACCTTGTTTTCGTAGATGCTGGAGCGCACCGCCACGCGGGGCTTCTCGCCGTCCTCGCGGATCACCTGGCCGGATGGCACGCCACCCTCGCCCAGCTTGAAGCGCTCTTTGACTGCGCCGTGTCCCTTGCCGAAGGGGTTGCAGGTGGCGCGCACCATGCGCGGCATGCCGGGGAAAGATGACCGGCATGTGGAGTGCATGGCCTCGTAGAACGACAAGTCGCGCCAGTTGGTCAATTCCTCGAAGCCCAGCCACGGGTATTCATGCCCGTGGTAATTCCAGTAGTCGTCCTCGCTCGCGCCATAGCGGAAGAACAGCATTTCACCGGTCGGCCACTCCCAGTAATGCTCGGCCTTGTTGAACTTGGCATCGGGAAAGAACTGGGTGAACCATCTGCGGCTCTTGGCCACCACGTCGGCCAGTTGCGGGTAAGTCAGGCGGAACAGCACGCCACGCCAGTGCTGGCCAAAGCCTTTGCCCGTGTGTTGGGCGAAGCTCATCAGCAGCGTGTCGGTCTTGCCACCGCCACGGGTGCCGTGCATCAGTGCCTCGTAGATTGGGCACGTCAGGAATTGAAACTGCGCGCCAGGCAGTGGGGCCCAGCGGGTCGTCAAGCCTTGCCCTCCTGCTTTGCCATCATCTTTTCCCAGTCGGCTTCATTCAGCACGCCAGCATCAGCTTTCGGCCCGTTGCTCTTACCGGCTGGCGTAAGCGCCGATCAGGACAGGCAGCGCGGACCCAAGGGCATCGCGCGCCAGGTCGGCAAACTCGTTGGCCATTTCTTCGTCGTGCAGCTCTTGCTTCACGATGCGCAGGCTGATCGCTGGTTTGTCGCCACCAGTCAGCACGCCCAGGCGCAGGACAAACTGGCGCGACTCCAGGCCGTAGTACGGCTCGCAGTCAAAGTAAATCGTGGTCGGGATCGGCTCGGCGCTGGTGGCCTGCACCGACTCGAAAGCGCTTTTGCTGGCGCTCAGGGATTGCTCGCTCGATTCCAGCTTGCGCATGGACTCGATGGACAGTTTGCGAATCGCTGCGATGGCCTTGGGCAGGGTGATGCCGCCCTGGTCGTTGAAGCACTGGACATGGCCGGGCCAGTCTTCCAGGAACTCGGCGGCCTTCAGTTGGCTGATTGCCTGGCCGCTGGCGTGGGCCTTCACTGCTGCATAGGCGGCCGTGCGCTTGAGCTGCACCTTTGCACGGTTGTCGGTGTGGCCAGGTTTGGTAGCGGTGCCCAGGTTCAGCACTGCGGTGGCGTTCATTTCATCCGCATCGACAAACACGGTGGCACCTTCTTCGGCGTGCGCCTTGGTGTAGGTCGCAAAGTCGCTCAGTGCGTGGGTGGTCATGACGCCACGGGCGCGGCGGCGGTTTGGCTGGTATTGCTCCAGGTCGTGGGTCTTGAACGTCTCGGGCAGGGCAACCAGGTGATTGGCAGAGCTCTGCAACATCATGGCCCCTTGGGCCTGTTGGATGGATACGCCTTCTTGCAGGGCTTCAATGGCTTCTTTGTCAAACATGATGTGGATCTTTCTTGGTGATTAAGTTAAACAATTTCGCCTTGCTTGCTGAACAGGGGCGCTTGCGCCAGGCTCAGTGCACCACCCTTGCCGACATGCAGCACAGTGGACATTTCAACTTCTTCGCTTTGTGACCCCATTGACGTGGGGTTGCTGAACTTCACTCCATGAGTGACGCGAACTTGGTGGGTGCCTGGGATTTTTTGAATGTCAAACACAACTGCCACTTTGCCCTTGCGTTCGTGGTCCACCACGGCAGCGGCCACACGGGACAGGGCGGTGGACAGCATCACTTCAAATTGGCCGCCGTCCAGGTCGGTGATGAATTCGGCCACGTCTGTTGCTGCGGCTGAGGGTCGGTTGCTTTTCTTCTCGGGCATAGTTGCTTTCAGTTGGTTGAGGGAATTTCAAAACGGGATGTCGTCGTCCATGTCGTCAAAGCCTGAACCTTTGGAGGCACTTGCGGCTTTGGCGGGCTGGTTGCCTTTACGGGCCTGCCACTCAGGTGACAGTTCAATCTTGGCCCGAAGGTTGTCACTGAAGGTCTCAAACATATCCATGTCTGGGCTTTCAATGTAGAACGCGGCGCACTTGTTGTGGCCTTCAGGCAGGTTTGCCTTCATAGCCTTGGGCACCGAGTTGATGTTGGCAATGTTGGTGTACTCTTTGCCGTTGTTGCCCACCGCCTTGGTGATGGCAATCATGGCCCAAGCGCCAAACACATTGTCGATTTGGAACCCACGCAACTCGTCGGCTGTGAACTCTTTGCCACGCCATGTTTGCAGGTCTTTGCGCAAGGTTGCCTTCTCTGCCAGAGACAGTGTGAAGTTCTTGCTGATTGACATCGGTTCACCTTTGGCCGTGACCAGTGGTTTGCCTGCGTCGTCTTCGCCATGCACCTCAAATTGCAACATCACTTTTGGCAGGTTTTTAATCTGTCCAAGGTATTCGCTCTTCTGTGTGCCAAGGTCAACGATGCGGTAGCACCGCGCCAAGTACATCCCCGGGGGCACTGGGGTAAAGGTTCCGCCGCCGCCGCTTTCTCTCGCTATTAAAGCCATCATTCGCTCCTAGTTTCAGTTGATTTTGGCCGTCTGGTAACCCCGCATTCAAAGCGGATGGTGTCCCAGTCGTCCTCGGTTGCAACGCCTGTCTCAGCCCGTTCTAGAGCCTCCTCAAGCATCTGTTGCCTCTCCAGCATTGCTTGGTTGTATTCCTCTTCGCTGTGCATACACTCTCCCTTCGCTGTTGATGTGTTGGTATCATACACTCTTTAACTTATTTTGCAATAGTGCTTGCACAAATGATTTTTTGGTGTATGATCAAGTTTCACTAACACAAGGAGTCACGATGACATTAGAAGAATTTTTTGAAGATAAGCCACGGGGGGCGAAGATTGCGTTGGCACGACACTTGGGCATAACCAAGCAGTGGATGGCGGCAATCATCACAGGGCGCGGTCTGGCAAGCGCAGAGGTTTGCGCCGCGATTGAACGGTACACAAAGGGCAAGGTGTTGCGTGCAACATTGCGGCCCGACATCTTTGGAGAACAAAGAAAAGGCCGAGCGCCACGAAGTGTTCCTCAGTAAAAACATGATTGTTGAAGAGTTTCTCGACAACGAGATCAACCCCTACAGGGCGATAGCCCAACGAACAATTGCAAGAACCACTATCATCAACTGGGAATTTTGGAAGAACAAAAATGCTGAGTGAAGAAACAATCAAACAAATTTATTTTTATTGCGACGAAAAACGACCCGATGCAATCTATGCTGACGATCTTGATATCGTTCAATTTGCTCATAAAATTGCGGCGTTTGTTGAGCCTATCATTGCCGCCAAGGAGCATCAACGATGCGTGAAGATCGTAAACGACATGAACCCCGAAGTGGGCAATGCCCTGAGTACCCAGCGACCGAAGAGTCCATGAGTGCTTGGTTGGACGGGTACGATCAAGGCTATGAGGCAGGCGTTGAAGAGGCTCGTGAACAATTTATGCAGACTCAACTTCTGATCTTGCACACTGGGGGTAGCGCATGACCGACAAGGTCATACCAATA